CCCCCCCCCCCTTAACTCAATACATTGTCTATATAAATGTTTAGAATTAGAAGAGAAACATGCCTACATTAAAGAAAGCCTACTGCTTTACTTTAAACAATTATACAGATGAGGAGCGAGAGCGCATCTTCAGTATCTGTGAAACAGAGGGAAGATATGCTATCGTTGGAGAAGAGACTGGAGAGCAGGGTACTCGCCATCTCCAAGGATATGTTATCTTTAAGAAGTCATATCGTTTCACAACTATCAAGAATCGATATCTCCCTCGCTGCCATATCGAGGTCGCAGCAGGCGATGCTCGATCTAATCAGCGATATTGCTCGAAAGATGGAGTCTTCCGAGAATTTGGCGAAATCCCAAAGTCAACAACTAACCAATCTCGAGACAAACTTGCTGAAAGATTCCGAGATTGCATGGTCGAAGGAAGACACGGAGTTACTCGATTCGCTGATGAAAACCCCGGAACATGGTACTTTTCAGGACATAACTTGTTCAGAAACTTTTGGGCTTTACAACGACCCGTTGAAAGACCCAATATTTCAGTACGGTGGTTTTGTGGACCTCCTGGAATTGGGAAGTCCAGAAAGGCCCACGAAGAAATACAAGATGGATATATAAAGGAACCAAGAACGAAGTGGTGGAATGGTTACTGTGGAGAAAGAGAAGTCATCATAGATGATTTCGGTCCAAATGGTATAGATATAAATCATCTACTAAGATGGTTTGATAGATATAAGTGTTATATAGAGACAAAAGGAGGCATGTTGCCACTTTTGGCTGATAAGTTTATTGTAACTAGTAATTTCGCTCCTAGCGAAATATTTGTTGATCAGCACGGTGTACTGCATCAACAATTACCTGCGTTAGAACGCAGGATTGTAATCGAATATTTTACGAATTGATATAATCCCTGTTTATAAACCTAGTCCCTGTTTATAAACCTAGTCCCTGTTTATAAATCTATTATTATGATCTTATTTTAATCGGGAGTGAGCGAAGCGAACGGACGCTGTAAGTCGGAGCGAAGCGGAGACGCTATTCCCGAAGCTTCGACCGTCAGGGAGAAGCTGAGCCCCGTCGCCGAAGGCGTGTCCGCCCGAAGCCGAAGGCGAGCTAATAGTATAAATACCAGGTCCTCTTGGTAATACTATCAATCGGACCCGGACGTTCATAGAACTATGGTAAAGAGAAAGAGATCATCTGGATCTTCTCGTACTGTCAGACGTCGATTTCATCGTCGTCGTCGTACTAGACGCCCTCAACAAAAGTTGAAGGCATACTCAGGTGAATATGGTAAGACATACTCAACAGGATTCAAGACAAAAAAAACAAAAGGAACAAAATATAGGAGACATCTATGGGATTCGACATTGTACAAGGCACATTTCAGGTCGATAGCCGGATTAAGTGCTATTGTATCTACACCCAATGATACCATTCAGGCTACGTTGGAACGTAGACGAGCACTGTTTAATGGTATAGATAATTTCTGGACAGCTGCAGGTGGTTCAACAACCATTGATGCAGGTGTAGCAGTCCCTACCTTTGGTAGAACCATTGTGATTAGAGGTGGTATCCTTAGGTTAACTATCACTAATAATTCAACGGATGATACCCTCAAGGTTAAAGTATGGTTAGTATGGGCTAATCCTACAACGGAAAGCCCAATAGCTACCCCAGCAACAGTTCCATTTGAATGGGACCCAAGTTGCAGTGCAGACTTCACCCAGTTTGGTAAAGTCATGGCCCAAAGGGAAACTACATTATTGCCACTTTCTAGACCTATGGAAGTCGTATGGAGATTACAGCCACAGAAGATAGATAGAGACACATTCGGAGGTAATGGAGGACGTCAGTTCTTTTGGTGGTATTCAATTGGTCAACTTAACAACACGGAAATAGTCCCAGCAGCAGAGTCAGCAACAGTTATCAACACATTTAATATTAGTTTCGTCGGTGACGAAGATAATACTTAATTTGTAGATGCCGTATGGCGAATAAATTTCAATAAAATACATTGGGGGGCGAGCTAGTATTACCTCGCCCCCCCCCCCTTAACTCAATACATTGTCTATATAAATGTTTAGAATTAGAAGAGAAACATGCCTACATTAAAGAAAGCCTACTGCTTTACTTTAAACAATTATACAGATGAGGAGCGAGA